AACGATGAAACCATGCAGGAGATTAACACTCTGCTGATCGCCCTGGATAAAACATGGGATGACGACTTATTGCCGCTCTGTTCCCAGATATTTCGCCGCGACATTCGCGCATCGTCAGAACTGACACAGGCCGAAGCAGTGAAAGCTCTTGGATTCCTGAAACAGAAAGCCACTGAGCAGAAGGCGGCAGCATGATACCAGACATTATCCTGCAGCGTACCGGGATCGACGTGAGAGCTGTCGAACAGGGGGATGATGCATGGCACAAATTACGGCTCGGCGTCATCACCGCTTCAGAAGTTCACAACGTGATAGCAAAGCCCCGCTCAGGAAAGAAGTGGCCTGACATGAAAATGTCCTACTTCCACACCCTGCTGGCTGAGGTTTGCACCGGTGTGGCTCCGGAAGTTAATGCTAAGGCGCTGGCCTGGGGAAAACAGTACGAGAACGACGCCAGAGCCCTGTTTGAATTCACTTCCGGCGTGAATGTTACTGAATCCCCGATCATCTATCGCGACGAAAGTATGCGCACCGCCTGCTCTCCCGATGGTTTATGCAGTGACGGCAATGGCCTTGAGCTGAAATGCCCGTTTACCTCCCGGGATTTCATGAAGTTCCGGCTCGGTGGTTTCGAGGCCATAAAGTCGGCTTACATGGCCCAGGTGCAGTACAGCATGTGGGTGACGCGAAAAGATGCCTGGTACTTTGCCAACTATGACCCGCGTATGAAGCGTGAAGGACTGCATTATGTCGTGGTTGAGCGGGATGAAAAGTACATGGCGAGTTTTGACGAGATGGTGCCGGAGTTCATCGAAAAAATGGACGAGGCACTGGCTGAAATTGGTTTTGTATTTGGGGAGCAATGGCGATGACGCATCCTCACGATAATATCCGGGTAGGCGCGATCACTTTCGTCTACTCCGTTACAAAGCGAGGCTGGGTATTTCCCGGCCTTTCTGTTATCCAAAATCCACTGAAAGCCCAGCGGCTGGCTGAGGAGATAAATAATAAACGAGGGGCTGTATGCACAAAGCATCTCCCGTTGAGTTAAGAACGAGTATCGAGATGGCACATAGCCTCGCTCAAATTGGAGTCAGGTTTGTGCCAATACCAGTAGAAACAGACGAAGAATTTCATACGTTAGCCACATCCCTTTCACAAAAGCTGGAAATGATGGTGGCGAAAGCAGAAGCAGATGAGAGAGACCAGGTATGACAACCACTGAATGCATTTTTCTGGCAGCGGGCTTCATATTCTGTGTGCTTATGCTTGCCGACATGGGACTTGTTCAATGACACCTCAGCAAGAAAACGCCCTTCGCAGTATTGCCCGTCAGGCTAATTATGAAATCAAAAAAGCCAGACAGCAGTTTCCGGATAAAAACGTCGATGACATTTGCCGTAGCGTACTGAAGAAGCACCGCGAAACGGTAACGCTGATGGGATTCACACCGACTCATTTAAGCCTGGCGATCGGCATGTTAAACGGCGTCTTTAAGGAGCGATGAACATGAAAAGCAAAATCATCAGGGAGCTACAGGCTCCTTTTTTATTATTCGCATTCACCCTCAAGCGTATTAACCAACAATTCAGGGATTAATGAAAGATGGCGGACATCATTGATTCAGCATCAGAAATTGAAGAATTACAGCGCAATACAGCAATAAAAATGCGTCGTCTGAACTACCAGACTATATCCGCCACTCATTGTTGTGAGTGTGGCGATCCCATAGATGAACGAAGACGTCTGGCCGTTCAGGGTTGTCGGACTTGTGCAAGTTGCCAGGAAGATCTGGAGCTTATCAGTAAACAGAGAGGTTCGAAGTGAGCGAAATTAACTCTCAGGCACTGCGTGAAGCGGCAGAGCAGGCAATGCATGACGACTGGGGATTTGATGCGGACCTTTTCCATGAGCTGGTAACACCATCGATTGTGCTGGCGCTGCTGGATGAACGGGAATCCCAAAACAAGCGTATTGCAGAACTGGAGAAAAGCGAAGAGCAACTCATTAACGAGCGTGACCATGCTGAGTCTGCTTTAGATGATATGTACTTTGCAGCAACCGGTAACAGGCCGGAGTGGAGCAACTGGTTCGGCTTTTCAGATGCTGTCGATGCCGTGGTTGACAGAATTGCTGATTTAGAAGCTAAACAATGCATTGAAGAGATGAGTAAACAAAGTTGCGAAGCTCGGGAGCGTGATTTGTTTGAATCATGGGTAATGCATTCAATTTGTATTTCCAAATCGACGCTTGAAGGATTGCGCACCGAAACTGGATACCGTAACGCGACCTTATCAGGAACAGACTTCAACCGCATGTGGGAACAATGGAAATCTATCCGCGCTGCTGGTATTCGCATCAAAGGAGACTGATATGGCTATTGCCGCAAGTTATACCATGCATCTCTATTGTGATTGTCGCCAGTGTACGGAAGGTGTATATCCAGTGCCAGACTTCGGTGAGTATATCGGTACGTCATGGTCTGGTTGTGCAAAAGAGGCCCGTAAAGATGGGTGGCGAATAAGCAAAGACAAAACACGTACTTTTGCGCCCGGGCATAAAGTTTTGAGGATTAACACATGACCACTATTACCAAAGAACGTATTGAATTGTTCATTAAAAATCCGCTTGAAAACGGGCTTACTCGTGGCGAACAAATGGAACTGGCACGAATTGCACTGGCATCACTGGAACGCGAACAGATTCGCCACGAGCATGCCAAATGGTCTGACTCCACATTTGGCTGCGTTGGCCCCATTGGTCCACTGAAACACCTCTCAAAAGAGGCACTGGAAGCCGCAGCCGAACCAGACGATCTTAGCGAGTGGGCTGATATGCAGTTTCTGTTGTGGGATGCACAACGCCGTGCTGGCATCAGCGATGCTGAAATTAACGTTGCTATGGAAGATAAATTGAAGATCAACATGGAGCGCCAGTGGCCTGAGCCAAAAGATGGTGAGCCTCGCTTGCACATTAAAGAACCCGGCAACTCTCCGGTAATTCCGGATGGTTTATCCACGGTATGCGCTGAGGCTTATCAGGTTGTAGGAGTTATGGCAGATGCGCTTGGTGTATTCGGTGATGCAGCAGTACAGAAAGTTCTGGATAACCTGTCACAGCAAAAACTTGTTCACAGAGATGTGCTGCCGTTCTCGCTTCCGGTAACTCCGGATAGTTGGATAAGCTGTAGTGAGCGAATGCCGAACGACGCGCAGTGGTGCGTAGTGAACACAGAATACGGGTATTACGCGCAATGCTGGTCTGAAGGTCAAGGGTGGCTTGGTGATGATATCAGCATCCCTGAATGCGATGTAATCAATTGGATGCCACTACCAGAACCGCCGCAGGAGGTGAATCAATGAGCTGGCCTGAAGCATTCGCAACGGTAGGAATTGCAATGGCGGTAGCACTGGTTTTGTATTCAATTTGTCGCTGGGGATAACGATGATGCTCATGCGGAAATCATCAAAAAAATGGAACTGCTAACATGATTTAGGTGGGAGCCTGGAAGATGGCTCCACATATCAACATAGATTATTTCAGGATTCCATATTTTAACTAATCTAAGTTCGACTATTTGGGGCATTGATATGCTGTAAATGATGCTTAAGCCAATTTCCAGCCGCGCCTGGTGGCGATTTTTTATTCCAAAGCAGATCGATAGAAATTGCCTTTGGCCAGCCAGGTACGTCGAGCTGAACCAGCGGTTTTTCTGTTGCAAACTCCTCAACCAGAGCACAGGGCAGAGAGCACCAGCCAAATCCCTGTACGGCCATACTGAGTAACAACAAATAGTTAGGTGCAGACCAAACCGGTCCACGGGCAATCATCTCCCGGTTATCGATATAAGTATTAAGACGAAGTTCTCGCCATGAATGAAGTTGTTCCCGCTGGATTGTTTTTTCTGCAGACAGTGGATGTGACGCCGAAACATAAATGCCCATCCACGCTTGCATCGGTAAACGGGTTGAGCCAATATCGGTGGGGTAGTGTTCCCGAGACTCAATTAAGCCGATCTGCGCTCGTTCTTTTTGCAAAAGATCGATGACATCGACATCCTCACCAATTAAAACCTCTAACTCAGTATGTGGAAACTGACTATCAAACTGCACCATGATGTCTTCTAATAAGTCAGGGTGTAGGGTATCGGAAAGCACAAACGTCAGACGAGCTTCAGTCTCTCCGGCAAGCGAAACCGCCACCTCCTCAAGACGTTCACTGGCTGACAAAATCGCATGAACGTAACTCAATACTTTCTTTCCTTCCTCTGTCAGCACAGGTTCTCGCGAAGAGCGATCGAATAATGATATACCAAGATCGACCTCAAGATTGGCAATTGACGTACTGACTGCGGACTGACTTTTGCGTAATCTTCGTGCCGCAGCAGAAAAGGAGCCACAGGAAACCGCTTCAACAAATGTACTTAACGCTTCAAGTGAGTAACGCATAATCTATCAATTTTTTCGATGGTATCTATCTTTTATATATCACATAAATCGATAAAAATCTCACAACTCCATAACGCGGTCGAAACTGTAAGAAAGGTAAGTTATGCAACATAATGCGATTCAACGCAGATCGTTACTTGAGCGTATTTTTCACGCTATTTGCTTTGAAGGAATTGCCACTGCGATTCTGGCCCCCACCACAGCATGGTTAATGCAGCGAACTATACTCGAAATGGGCGGGATGACTATCTTGTTGGCTTCAACTGCAATGATCTGGAATATCATCTATAACATGCTATTTGATCGCTACTGGCCTGCTCATCAGGTAAAACGAACTGCAAAAGTTCGTGCATTCCATGCTTTGGGCTTTGAAAGTGGATTTATCGCGATCGGCGTCATTATGGTGTCCTGGATTCTGAGCGTCAGTCTGTTACAGGCTTTTACACTAGAGATAGGATTCTTCCTTTTCTTTCTACCATATACCATGTTCTACAATTGGGCCTATGACAGCTTACGTTTACGTGTTGTGAAACAGCATCAACAACGTATGCTTGCCAGATAATGTTTTCCCAGGGGAGTAATGAAAATCGCGCAATAATTTTCGATATCCATACTGTACCCCCACCGACTTAACATCCCCGCCCTCGCGGGGATTTCTTTTATCTGAACTCGCTACGGCGAGTTTTGTTTTATGGAGATGATAAATGCACTTCCGAGTCACAGGAGAATGGAATGGAGAGCCATTCAACAGGGTTATCGAAACAGAGAACATCAACGACTGCTATGACCACTGGATAATATGGGCGCAGATAGCACATGCAGACATAACCAATATTCGAATTGAAGAACTGAAAGAACACCAAGCCGCCTGATGGCGGTTTTTTTATTGGAGACAAGAAATGTCAGATTTGGCTATGAAGGTTTTGAAATGGCAATCGACTGGCGATGTTGGCATCAGTAGCGCAACTCTTGCCTCAATCGCATGTGGACTGAAAAAGAATATCTATGGTCATAGCTTCGGTGCTCCACATGACGCAGCCGATTTCAGACGATGCGTTGCACTTGTTGAGCAGATTCCAGAAATCAGAGATTCATTCGACAAGGTTGCAAAGCGCGTTCCGGCATTCAAAGGCATCCTCAACGAATGGGATTCCCTCGTTGCTCTGTTGAAGTCAGAAATGAAGATACACGGAAACAAAGCACCAGAGACTTACAGAAGAATCAGCGAGCTACGCAAGGACTAACCATGAAATAACACCGCCTCACACTCGATGAGGCCTGTTCATTGCTCAATGATATCCAGACCTACCGCAATAATACCAACTCAATAAATGGAGATTCCAGGTGGAAGAAGAAATCTTCACTCGTGAAGAGGCAGCATCGTATCTGAAGGTAGTGTAGTGGTCAACAAAAACTGGCCACCGCTTTAGAGTTTTTCCAGTATCGGTTTTCCGATTCATTTGGTGGCAACCCACCGTTATATTCGTGCGGCCTGAGCGCGTTGTAATACCCAACGATATAGTCCGTTATTTCATGGGCAGCATCGCTGAAGTTCATGTAACCCGTCACCGGTATCCACTCGTTTTTCAGACTCCTGAAGAAGCGCTCCATCGGGCTGTTATCCCAGCAATTTCCTCGTCGACTCAGACTCTGTTTGATCTGGTAACGCCACAGTAACTGCCGGAACTGCCTGCTTGTATAGTGGCTGCCCTGATCGCTGTGGAACATTACCCCGGCTGGTTTACTGCGGATTTCCCAGGCCATTTTCAGCGCTTTGATGGTCAGTCTGCTGTCTGGAGAGAACGACATTGCCCAACCTACCGGTTTCCTTGCAAACAGGTCGAGAACAACGGCAAGGTATGCCCAACGTTTCCCCGTCCAGATGTACGTCACGTCGCCGCACCATACCTGATTTGGCTCTGTCACTGCGAACTGCCGCCCAAGGTGATTCGGGATAGTGACATGTTCACGACCACCTCGTTTATAACGGTGCGCAGGCTCATGAAAGAACTGACCAGTCCCAGTTCTTTCATGAGCCTGCCGGCAAGCCAGCGCCCCATTCTGAAGCCTATCAGGGTTGCCATTGTGGCGATGCTTCTTGCCCCGGCAGAACCATGGCTGATGTTATGCAACTCAAGTACCTGACTGCGTAATACAGCCCGTCTGCCGTCTGGTTTTTCAGGACGGTTTTTCCAGTATCTGTAGCTGCTGCGATGAACCCCGAACACATGGCAGAGTGTGACCACAGGATAATGCGCTCTGAGTTTCCCGATTATCGAGAACTGTTCAGGGAGTCTGACATCAAGAGCGCGGTAGCCTTTTTTAATATTTCATTCTCCATTTCAATGCGTTGTAGCTTTTTCCTCAGCTCACGTATTTCGATTTGTTCTGGTGTTATCGGAGAGGCTTTTGGTGTTTTGCCCTGACGCTCATCACGCAGTTGTTTGACCCATCTTGTCATTGTGAAAAGGCCGATATCCATAGCTTTGGCGGCATCTGCCACCGTGTAGTTCTGGTCAACAACCAGTTGAGCGGATTCGCGTTTAAACTCTGCGCTGAAATTTCTTTTTTTCATTGGAGCACCTGTGTTGTTCTGAGGTGAGCATATCACCTCTGTTCAGGTGGCCAAATTCAGTGTGCCACTACATAGACAAAGACACTATCACGCAGTGGATACGAAGTGGACGACTTCAGGCCGCAAAGATAAATCCAGATAAACCTAAAAGCCCATATCGCATTTGCAAGTCAGACTGCATTGAGGCGCTTAAGTCTGTAAGACACAATAGCGCGGTGAATGCGGTTGATGTGCAGGAGGTTAAAGCATGTCAATCAAACTACGCGGTGGCACGTGGCACTGCGATTTCGTCGCGCCAGATGGATCAAGAGTTAGACGCTCACTTAAAATATCGGACAAAAGGCAAGCGCAAGAATTTCACGATCGTCTGAAAGCAGAAGCGTGGAGAGTAAAAAATCTCGGGGAATCACCGAAAAAGCTATTCAAGGAAGCCTGCATACGGTGGCTGCGTGAGAAATCGGATAAGAAGTCCATTGATGATGACAAGAGCATTATATCGTTCTGGATGTTGCACTTCAGAGAAACCATTCTCTCTAACATAACAACAGAAAAAATAATGGAGGCGGTAGACGGGATGGAAAACCGCCGCCATCGCCTGAACTGGGAGATGAGCCGGGACAGGTGTTTGCGGCTTGGCAAGCCAGTGCCGGAGTATAAACCAAAGCTGGCAAGCAAAGGAACGAAGACGCGGCATCTGGCAATACTTCGCGCTATTCTCAATATAGCTGTTGAATGGGGATGGCTTGACAGGGCGCCCAAAATATCAACACCACGCGTTAAGAATGGACGAATCAGATGGCTTACAGAGGAGGAATCGAAGCACCTGTTTGCAGAAATTGCTCCTCATTTCTTCCCTGTGGTCATGTTTGCAATCACGACAGGCCTTCGCCGTTCCAACGTTACAGACCTTGAGTGGTCACAGGTCGATCTGGATAAGAAAATGGCATGGATGCACCCTGATGAAACAAAAGCTGGCAATGCGATCGGAGTTCCTCTTAACGAAACCGCATGCCAGATATTAAGAAAACAGCAGGGGCTCCATAAGAGATGGGTATTTGTCCACACCAGACCTGCCTACCGAAGCGACGGAACAAAAACAGCAGCGGTAAGGAAGATGAGAACCGACAGCAACAAGGCATGGAAGGGAGCGTTAAAGCGGGCAGGCATTAGCAACTTCCGCTTCCATGACCTGAGGCATACCTGGGCAAGCTGGCTGGTTCAGTCCGGTGTCTCTCTTCTTGCACTTAAAGAGATGGGAGGATGGGAAACTCTCGAAATGGTTCAAAGATACGCCCACCTTTCAGCCGGGCATCTCACCGAGCACGCGAGCAAAATCGATGCGATTATAAGTCGCAATGGCACAAATACGGCACAAGAGGTGAACGTGGTTTACTTAAATGTGAGGTAA